TTTTCCATCCAGCCGTGAAGAGCGTTAAACTTACGCCAGTAAGCTAGATCTTCTGTAGGGTTTTGATCTGAGTTAAACTCAAAGTCATTTACAACGTGTTCTTTCTTAACACGATAAGCGTACATATCCAAACCCATTTTAAATCTCCTCAACCGTTACACGATACATTTTGCCATTCACATCAACAACGCCCATAGTCTTTTTAGTAGACTTGAATGAACCGGTTTCAGTGAGATCATAGTTGATTTTTCCAATGTTGCCAACTAAAGATCCAGCTTTGTTTGCATCTTCTTTTAATGCAGTTTTGATGCGGTCTGCAATGTAATCACAATACGCTATCATATCAATATTCCTTCTTATCGCCAAACTGTTCATTAAAATCGAAACCTGCATTGTAGTCAGCGACTTCTTTTTCGCTCATGTCTACCATTTCTAAACGTGTTGAGTTATGAGTATCACCGACATAGTAATGAGGATTGCGACCACGACCATAGTAGCTGTCTGCGCTACCGCGATCAAATGGGCCGCCATGCCGTGTGTTATACTTTTCACGGTCTTTGTAAGATTCAAATGTTTGCATAATATATTCCTTAACTGTTGATAGGATTATTATATCACAAAAATAACCCGCTGTACAGGACTAACCTCGACGCATGCGGGCCTGTTCTTTAGCATCGTCCTCACTAAAGATAGGCACTGCATTAGACTTGTGAAGCGTACCAATACCAAGCATCTTATCGCCGGTGTACTTATGTACTTGCTTTTTAGTCGTATCATGGAAGCCACTATTCAACGATGGATAATGAGGCGTTTCACGTACAAAAGGCTTAGGCCTAGACAAAGGCTTTGCAACTTTTGGCAAAGCTTTCTTAGGCTCATACTTTTTGATGAGTGCTTCCCAGTCAGCTTGCAGCTGACGCTGCTTAGCAGTTGGCTTACGCTTTTTAGATTTTTGATGAGTATAAATTAACACAACCAATCCTAATTTTCACTGTTGAAATAATATTATACCATAGAATCTCGCAGAAGTACAGGGCTAGATGTAATTGTTTACTAAATTAGTATACTATTCATAAGTTGTTGATTTTAAACGACTTTTCCGGTCCGTCAGGAGGGCCTACGGGAAGCCGATCCTGCAAGCCTTATATTACCATTCCAGAAACGAACAGGAGCCCCGAAGGGCTCCTGCCGAGATATGGATCACCTACTTTCTAGTGTCTATATGATACGCCCCACTCAAACGGGTGGCGTTCCTCTTCTGTGATTTGTACAATATAAGCGTCTATGTGAGCTTTCTTATTGAGTAGCCTACTGGCTACATCGCTTCTACCCTCCTTCTTCATGCGTGCAATGTGATGATCTATTTCGCGTGAATCTTTTTTGAGTTTTTCTATTTGGGAAGGAACCATGCGTTCTCCTTGTTTTAAGTTGTACATATTTTAATCACATGATATAGTACACTAGTCTATAAGCTTACCTCCGATAAAGAAAAACGGACCACAGTCATTTAAGACTTGGTCCGTCGTGTTATTAGTATGGATATATTCCATACAGTTATTTATTTAAAAATCAATCCTGGGAATGCTTCTTGAACTAATTTTTTGGTTAATCCTTTATAGACACCATCAAGTTCTTTATCTTTCATCTTACAGATTAACTCTGCTTCTTTGCCGTCAATTCTGTAGAGAACATCAATAAACATACGTTCACGTCTCAATGCGTTTACCTGTTCACCAGGACCGCCCTTGACGAAGTATCTAAACTTTTTTGTCTCGTGTACTAAGTGCGTCTTGTCGTACTTCTTCTTTTCGTTCTCATCGATTGGTGGTTTACCCTTCGGAAGAATGAATTGAACTGTATCGTCAAACGCGCCTTTTAATACGTCTCTAAGCTCTAATGAGTTGTGCTTACGTAGGATCTCAACTTTTTCTTTCTTCGAGTCCGTCTTAGCTACCAACTCTAAAACTTCAGAAACTAAAATTCTTTTTGCCATTAAAATTCACTCACTGATTCAACTAATAGGTTGCAACGTTTTTTAATCAAATAGTCAAGAATACGCGATCTAGGCGCCATTTCTTGTGATTCATAGGTATTTATAATTTGATCTTTGATCTCTTGTGGCACTTTACTTAGATCAATGAGTTGCAGGTTACGCTGATAGTTGCGATACGTTTCAGTATCCATAGCGCTCTGAAGGTTCTCAGCTGACGCTAACCATGCGTCGATTTTCTTCTGAGTGATCGGCGATTGGCGTTCGCCAGATACAATGGCATTGTCACCGGAAAGAATATTAGGAATACCATCACCTTTATCACCGCGGATAATATGCTCAAACAAATATAAGTGAGGGTTAGCGTCTGCGACGAGTTTTTTCTGAATGGGAGAAAATTGCTTGACATTTTTGTATTTCTGAAGTTGAATAAAATCACCGTCAGAAGAGATGATCATAACAGGTTCAGCTTTACCGAATTCCTGTGTTTGTTCAACTAGAGTACCAATAACGTCGTCAGCTTCTACACCTTCAATATGTACAAACTTGTAGGGGAAGTTACCTTTGATCTCTTCTCTGATTTGATTGAGGTAAGTAAAAAACAAATCCCAGTCCATAGAAGACTCTGCACGTGCTTTCTTACGGTGAGCTTTATATTGTGGGAATACACGCTTACGCCAAGAGTTAGCACCATCACAGGCGATAACCATTTGGCCATACTCTTCGCGATACTTTTTATTGTACATGCGAATTGAGTTAAGAATCATGTGGCGAAGGAAGCCTTCACTAAGCTCAGCGTTAGGTTGAGCCATGAATGAGGCGATGGAGATTTGTGAGAAGTCAATGATTATCATGATGTTGTTCTTCGGCTGCCTTTTTTAAATTTGCTGCGATGACTTTGAGGTGTTCGTGCATAAAGTGGTTGACGCCAAGCTTTCTGCATAACGCTGCATTGAGAATATTGAGGACAACGCCAAGGTCATCGAAGAGCTCAGGATCTCGCGGGTCAAAACCGAATTCGTGTAGAGTAGCCGATAGTTGAGTGATAAGAGCTCTGCTAAATTCTTGGGCATATTGTTCATTAGTATATTCTTTCTTAGATGGGAATTGTATAACCTGTCCCATTATTATATCACACCTGTTGCCCGTTGTAAACCCTTAATATGCGAGCGATGGACTTTAACCATAATCCAATCGTTGTAGTATTGATCTGAAGTCAATACTCCGCGGGTAAATTGCTCGTGAGCTTCTAGATAATTACACTCACCTTTAGTCTTACATACGTGTAAGATCTCGCGAGTATAGTTATCCTCACCTAGTTGTTTAACTTCTTCAACTAAGACTTTATTAGATCCAAAGTAAGTCTTCCAATCGGATTCGACTTTGGATCTTTTTTTCTTGCCTTTGATTTGTTTTGTCTTGCTAGACCAGAAAAACTTTTTGCCAATGTATTGTTTATTGGTTGTCTTGCAAGTGATTAGGTATACAAAACCGTAGATGTCTTTGTGTGTAGATTCACCAAGCTCAAACGGCTTACCATTCATCGTCCATGTCATTATTAGGATACTCCATTTCATCCAATTCCTCTTCTATATATGGAGTTCCGCAGAATGGACAATACAACGGCTCTTGTCCTATATCATCGTAATCATATTCTATCTTTGCTTCACATGCACATTCTTTGCATTCAAAACTTTTTTTCGTCATAGCGCTTGTTCTTTTAATTCTAACCAGGTTTTAGTTTTATCATAGTCACCAATGAGTTGTTCACCTATAAAAACTTGAGGCACTGAACGAAGGCCATGACTAACGACTACATCACGGCCTGCTGCATTAGTTTCTATATCTATCTCTGTGTATTTTACACCTTTAGAATCAAGAAGTGCTTTAACTTTTACACAGTTAGGACAAACTTTCTTTGAATACACAATCATCATAGTGATAATCCTTTTAGTGTTTCAGCTGAAACGTCTTGTTTAACTCCTCCAGTGATGTAAGAAGTAATCTCTGTTTCTTGTGGAGCAACCTGTACGTTACCACCACTGATCCACTTTTCAGTCCAAGGCAATGGATTTGACTGTGAAACTGTATATGGACAGTGATAGCTTAGTGTACGCATACGGCGGCAACCAATCCACTCAACGTAGTCAGCTAATAGTTTCTCATTTAAACCAATCATTGAGCCGTCTTTGAATAGGTACTTTGCCCACTCTTTTTCTTGCTCAATAGCAGATACAAACATGTCGTTAACTTGTTGTTCTGTTTCTTGACGAATCTTTGCAAAGTCTGCATCGTCTTTGATCAAGTGCTTGATGATAGAAGTGCTTGCTGCAAGGTGAGTATTCTCATCTCGAGCGATAAACTTAATAACTTTAGCGTTACCTTCCATCTTCTTCAACTCTGCGAAAGCCCATGAACAAGCGAATGAAACGTAGAAACGAATACCTTCTAGAATGTATACACTCATCAAGCAAAGGAATAGCTTCTTCTTTAATTCATACATGTCGATGTTGATAGTCTCACCATTAACAGTATGTTTACCAACACCTAGTAATTCATAATAGCGTGAATACTGAATGAATTCGTCGTAGTAAACAGAGATGTCGTGAGCGCAATCAAGGATTGGCTGAATAGATTTAATCTCATCGAACACTACTGAAGGATTAGCGTATACGTTACGAATGATGTGAGTGTATGAGCGTGAGTGAATAGTCTCAAAGAACGCCCAAGTTTCAACCATTACTTCTAACTCTGGAACAGAAGCCATAGGCAAAAATGCAAGGTTCGGTGAACGACCTTGCACTGAGTCTAATAGGATTTGACGCTTAAGATTAGATGTAAAGATGTGTTGCTCATGATCGTTAAGCTCATGAAAGTCTTTACGATCTTTTGATAAATCAACTTCTTCTGGACGCCAGAAGAAACCTAACTGCTTATCTGTAATTTTTTCAAACTGACCATAGCGCACTGCATCATACCTTGCTATGTCTACTGATTCACCAAAAAACATTGGTGATTCTAAATGGCTTTTTGTTTTTAACTTAAAGACTGAAGACATTACCACTTCCCTATTGGACATTGACTAGTGGGTGGAAGTATTTTAAAAAGAATAATACAACCACACACCTTACATTTTTCTATTTGATCTTTTGTGCAGTGCTGACACTCTTTACAAGTGTCATACCGCTGTTGGACTATTTGTTTTAAATCTTGCATGATTCACAATCATCTTCACCTTCAACTGGCTGAGATAGTTGCTCTTCAATCGCCTTAAATTCTTTTTCGTGAATCTCACCAGCACCATCAAAGGTGTTGAAGTAATATAGTTGCTTACCACCATACTTATAAAACATCACCAAGTGCTTGATCATCTCTGACATTGGCACCTTGTGATCCTCATAGTTTTCTGGATTATATGATGTGTTGACAGAGATACCCTGATCGATATACTTTTGCAACACAGCACAAATCTTTAAGTAACCCTCTGGAGATTTTTGAGACCACAGAAGATCATACTGATTCTTTAACTTATGGTAACCTGGAACTACTTGAGCCATTACACCATCTTTAGACTGCTTGAATGATACAAGAGCTCTTGGAGGTTCAATACCATTAGTTGAATTACTAATCTGTGCAGATGTTTCTGCTGGCATTAACGCCATTAGAGTAGAGTTACGAATACCATACGTTGTTAAATCTTTACGTAATGTATTCCAATCCATGCGTTCAATGTGACGCACTAATTCATCTACCTCTTTCTTATATGTATTATTTGGCGTCATTCCACATGAATATTTTGTTTCATGATGTGAAGGGCATGCACCTTTTTCACGAGCTAAAACATTAGACGCTTTAATTAAGTAGTATGACCACGCCTCAGCGTATTCATCAATAGTTTCTAATGAGAGCTCATCGTATCTCAATCCTCTTTTAGCGAGGAAATACGCGAGGTTGATGATGCCGATGCCAAGAGGGCGGCGATTCTTCGTCCCTCTTTCAGCAGCTGGTACTGGATACCATTGATAGTCAAGTAATTCGTCGAGTGCTCTGACTGAGAGGTCACAGTACTTTTCGAATTCTTTTGGCTCGTTGATGAGTCCCCAGTTAATGGCCGACAAAGTGCACAGACTGATTTCTCCATTTACATCCTCCGCTGAAGTTAAAGGTTTAGTAGGTAAGTCGATTTCACAACACAAGTTAGACATACGAATAGGTGCAGTTTCAGGAATGAAAGCGCCGTGGCTATTTGCATGATCAACGTTCATTAGGTAGATTCTACCAGTATCTTTACGCTCTGTTAAGAACTGTGAGAATACTTCAATTGCAGGAATTGATTTTTTACGAATACCATCTTTTTGTTCATACTGAACATATAACTCTTTAAACTTTTCTTGATCTGCATAGAATGCTTCATACAAATCAGGAACTTCATCAGGTGAAAATAAAGTAATATTACCACCAGTCAACAGACGCTCATACATTGTCTTATTAAACTGGAAGCAGTAATCCATATGACGAACTCGAGTTTCTTCTGTACCTTTATTGTTCTTTAATACAATAAGGTTTTCAAACTCAAGGTGCCAAGCTGGAAGATATACAGTCGCTGCACCACCACGAACACCACCTTGTGAACATGATTTTACAGCGGCTTGGAAATACTTAAGGAATGGGATTAAACCAGTGTGAACAACACTACCGTCGCCAATACGGCTGCCGATAGCACGAATTGAACCAGCGCCGATACCAATGCCAGCCTTTTTAGAAATGTATCTGACAATAGACGTAGACGTTGCATTGATGGAATCCAAAGAATCATCAGACTCAATAAGCACACAAGAGCTAAACTGGCGAGTAGGAGTACGAAGACCGGCCATGATTGGGGTAGGTAAACTAATATAGAATTGAGAAATTGCATCATAGTATTCCTTTACGTATTTTAGACGAGTCTCTCTAGGATACTTCATAAAGAGATTCATTGCAATAAGCATATACAAAATCTGTGGTGTTTCATATGGAGTTTTTGTAATGCGATCTTGCACTAAGTACTTACCACGGAATTGCTCCATTCCAACATAAGTAAACTCGTTGTCTCGATCGTGCTTGATGTGTTTATCAAGGTGATCGAATTCTTGCTCTGTATACTCTACTAACACTTGACCGTCATACACACCACGCATAACGTTCTGAGTTGTAACAGTTAGTAAAGACCAAGGTGTATACTCACCGTAAACTTGCTTACGTAGCTTATAGTTAACAAGCCGTGCAGCAACGTATTGATAGTTAGGTGTGTTCTCTGAGATAAGCTCAGCCGCTGACTTAATAATCAACTCATGAATATCGTCAGTCTTAATGCCGTCATGAATCTGAATGTTAGCCTTCAGTTCAATCTCACTGATTGATACACCATTAATACCTTCTGTAGCCCACTCTAAGACTTTATGGATCTTATTCACATCAAACTGGGCGGTTTCACCGTCTCTTTTAATTACTTTAATATTATGCATTCCTAAAAACTCCAAAGTACAGAAGTATATTATACCACACCCGCATGCGGGTGTACACTAGTTTTTTTTCTTGGGATTAAGCTACTGCTGATACAACTGTAATAGCAGCGTTGATTGCAACGTTAAGTTGCTCTTTGAAGTGTAGTTCTTCAGCAGTTCCGGCAACTACTTTCTCTACCTCTAAACCCTGTAATAGGTTTAAATATTCGTCTTTGGAGATTTGCCCGCTATTATATGCAGCAGTGTATTCATTGAAATAAACATTAAGAGATTCTAATAGATCTGCATTACTCATCGCGGTTTGCTCCCTAGCACTTGTTGTATTTTTTCAGCGTTTCTCTCGACCTGCTGAAGCTTCATTTTGCAAAAAATTGTTGATGTCTTTTCATCAAACTTAAGTTGCTCAGATAACTCTACCATCTGACCCGCCATCTTATATGCTTCTGGATTACGTGGTATGTACTGTGTAAAGTTTTTAAATTCTATAGATGTGTTAAGGATTTGTGCTATTTGTGGTTTTACGTCTACTGGCTTATCACATGACTTTTGAGCTACCTGAGCTTGACTACGTATTTTATTTATTAAAACGTATTCTTGATTATCATACTTTGCCATGAAAAAAGCGTCAATTGCTGCGCATCCGGTTGTTAAAAAACTTGCTGCTACAATAAACGCTATTTTTCTCATTTTACATCCTCAAATATTTTCTTTTGTGTTCTATACCAATCTTGCCACGCTTTTAACTTCTCTCTTATTTCGTAACAGGTGCCGTAGTTTTCTGTGACGGTTGTGAGCAACTCTGGCACTTTAACATTGGAGGTTCCTGTAATAGAACTGATGGCGCTTCCGGGAACTTCATTTTGACTGGCACTGTCGTGGAGCATGATTGCAGCATTAGACAACTGACAG